AATGTGCTGGTGCTTTTTTTCAGTGGACGGTTTGCGTTCCACTACTTGGCCGACTATCATCTTCTTCCTCCTCGGAATTCGCTAACATTTTATAAAACTTCTCTAATTCAACCCCCGTATCGGGTACTTCTATATCTGCATTCTCTAATTCATTATCTCTTTTAACATACTCTAACAAAAACTCTTTGTACTGCGTATCGGCTTTTTCAATTACGTCTACTGCAATCAAGATACTTGCTACGGGGATTTGCATTGCACTATCCGTTGCCATCTTTATCCACTTAGACATAACAAAAGTCTCAACAACCATATTGCCATGAGGGAATCGCATACTAGTAATCTCTACAGGATCTGTAATAGTAATGTACTTCTTCTCGTGCAGATCCAAACAGTTGTCTTCGGTAGAGACAATTAAATTATCTCCATTGGTTAACTTTAATAGCTTACTGTACATTAAGATCGACCTTAATTAATTTGTAATCAAAAAGTTCATCGTTATAAATCTTTATACGCTCAATCATGTGATGTAGGGTAAAGTTCTTCCTGGTCTTCCATGTCAGATCATCCCCAATATCATATAAGTTACAAAATACCTTCTCTTCCCCTCTCCTTAACCCCCTACCAATTGATTGCAGGTTACGAATTCGAGACTTTGTAGGTGATGCGAATATAATATTATGTAGGTTCTTGATATTTATGCCTGTTGAAAAAGTACCATAGCTTGCAACAATAATAGCATCTGACTCTCCCTCTGTGATACGTCTAATGTTCTCTCTTTGCTCAGTATCAGTACCTCCATGTACAAAAAATACTTTTCTTTCTGAGTCCTTATTATTGATCATATCATAGAGGATCTTACCGTGTTTCTCTACAAATTGAAACAAAACCAGGGTATTTCCCTCTTGTTTTAGTGCAAGATTTCGTATAAATTTGTTTCTTGGTTCATACTGTACAAGGAAGTCCATTTCATCAGGATACTTGTTATCCTTGTTACCCTTCTTTACATCATCAGGGTACTGAAGAACTATACCAAATATTCTTAACTCAGCCAATTGATCATTATCCATCAACTGTTTAGTAGTAGTAACTTTATATACTGGACCAAAGATACCTTCTAATACTAGCTTGTGGGTTTTTGTTCCATCAAGGGTACCTGTTGTACCTATTCGATAAGGTGTATTAACACATTTGTGCATAATACTGGTTAAGGATTTTGCCTTGAACAGGTGAGCTTCATCACCATATATGACCTGAAAGTCAGCGAAAAATTGCTTAGGCATCAAATAGATAGATTGCCATGTAGATATGATAACAGGCATATCGGTATGCTTATCATGCCCAGAATATATTCTGCCGCAGTTCTCAGATGACTTCCAACCATTATTCATCGAATAAGACTGGAAGTCTGTATACATCTGCTCTACCAATGATGTGGTAGGAACTAAAATAAGTTGTCGGCGTTTAAACTTTTCATTCCACCTAATCAGACAGTATATGATAAGTGACTTACCAGAGCCTGTGGGAGATAGGAGAAGGGCTCTTGCATCTTTTATAGCATGGTGAATAGCATCAAGTTGATAGTCCCGTATCTCTGCTCCATTTGGGAGCGAGATGTCAAGCGTTTTGACAAACTCTTTTACTATATCAGGCGTGATGGCATCTGCCTGGGTAACATACTGCTCGTAATCAATGGTGTAGTTATTTACTTCGGCAAAGTGTTCGAGGTATGTTAATAGACCACAATATAACTCTTTTGTAAACATTGAAAAGAGTCTAATCTTCCCATCCCAGAGTTTGTTTCTGTAGAGGGGGTGAAACTTTGCGCCAGGGGCATCAAAGGAGAAGTGATCTACTAGTTCCTGCGCAATAGAAGGATCGGATTGGACAGTTAGATATACTTCGTTTTTTTTCTTTATCGAAATATCCGCCATTACATCATGCCGTTCGTAAACTTAGTCCACTCTAAGGTTGTCTTTACATCCCAAGTTCTAGAGTTGATTGAGCGAATGATTTGTTCTAACGTATAGATGACAGTCTTATAATACTCATGTTTATCTTGCAATTCAAGTAACTGTTGATCGCATTGCAAGAACTCGTCCATCTCATTCTTTAGAGGCTTATTACCTTGAAATTGATCCCATCCAAGATCCTCTAGCTCTACCCGGGTTAACTCACCGCGATAAAATTTATACTTCATTCTTCTGGTGTTGAGATAATCAGACTCCGCTTTGCGTAATTGAAGTTTTGTCTTAGAAAGAATTGAAAGATACTTTGCATGAAGGGTGGGCACCCTTGCCGCCTCTTGACCAAGGTTTGTTTGATCAATAGGGGCATCCTTTACCCATTCTTCCTGCAGTTCACTTAATTTCATAATGTATTATATACTACTTAATCAGGAAGATCAAGTGTGATAGTATCTACCTTTGGAACGTCAGGTTGGGCGGTGGAGTTAAAGTTAATAATAGCCTCGGGGTTACCCTGGAAGCAGAAATGACCGTAGTGGTTTAAAGAGATAGAAGGATCAAGCCAGATATCACCACCAATGGCTTGCCAGCGGCGACAGAAGGTATAATCTTCCGAAAGATATCTACGATCGATCGGATCAATCATCGTATCAAACATGGCATAGAATTTATCTTTGAGACTGTCATTGTTAATGTTGACGTCATTATTATACTTAAACTCAGGATAAGCCTTAATCATCTTAAGAATAGCCTCTCTCTTAATCATCATAAAGCCTGTACCAGCATCGTGTAATTTAACGAGTCCGTTCTCTACTCCAATAGTCTTTGTCTCTTTATCAAGGAACTGGAAGTTAATAGCGTAGTCAGAACCAAACGATGCCATATCGCGGTCAGACATTTCTCTATCTTTATTAGCTGGATCAGTTAGATTAGATCTAATCTTATCCCAGGCTACACCTTTCTTTGGATATGCACCTACAACAACATCTTTGTCATGTGCATATAGTTTAAGTACATCTTCTGTTTGAAACTCAATATCGGCGTCGATAAAGAGTAAGTGGGAATAATCAGATGCAAGGAAATAAGCTAGCAGCACATTTCTTGCTCGAGTAACTAAAGACTCATTAGCAATCGTACCAAAGGCAAGAGGGATCTGATGCTGGTTAAAGAATGTCATCATCTTAATTACAGACCTAAAGTAGGGCTCATTAAGCTGACCACCATAACATGGTGTAGCAATAAAAAACTTGTTCTTGCGAACTTCATCCAAACTCAATTCAATTTTCTTTTGTGCCATAAAATCTCCAAAAATGTAAAATTACAAACCTTCAATCTCAAATAACTTATATTTAAATGAAGCTATACCTACGAAATACTCCACCGAAGACGAGGTGATATCAAAATCTAACGCCTCAATAGATGTTGGGAACATATCCTTAAAATTTATATTAGTTTTAGGAATATTATTACTGTCAAGAATAGTTAGGGTACCATCAGAATAGGCTACAGCCTCCGGGGCACCCCTAGCATTCTTTACGAACGGAAATCTATTTAACCGATCACCAGTAAAATTTCTATATTGATTATAGTCGTTAGGGAAGCCAAGTGCCACTAACCAATCATATAATTCTATATAATTTGACATAGTTTCTGATATTAAAAACCGAATGGTAAAGTCTCCAAAAGCATTTTTATCACCAACGTGTGGGATATCAAGAAAGGGTGTTGGTTGTGTTGTATATCCAAGTGCCAGGGAAGGTAGGTTTGCTGACTGGCATGAGTATGCTACCCCGGGAATGTCTTTGATAGTAAACCGAAATGCATTCGGTCTAAGGTAATTTGTAACCGGGGCTGTTGTAACACTGGTTATGTCATTTAGTACGGTACTGAGATTTGCTGTAAACATCTTATGTTTCCTTTTCAATATTTATAACGAAAAAAAGGGAGCATTTCTGCTCCCCTTTAACCCAGCCCGCGAGCTAGGATCCGTTCTTATCGACGGCTTTAGATTACATCAAGTTAGTAACCTTAGTCTTACGATAGTATTGGTTACGACCAGCGGTGAAGATGGATGCATCGGATTCACCACCGTTAGATGTAGTAACGTAGGGGTTAGCAACCATTCCGTAACGAGTCTTGAAGCCAATTTTTGGCTGGAAGCTGTTAGGATCAACTGCGCGAACCATTTGCAATGGAACGTAAGGGCAATAGAATAGACCGGCATCATAAGGCGAAGTGCCTTTGTAACCAACCATGTAGAACTGGCTGGCAGAACCTAGGTTAGCAGAATACGGATCAATGTACACCTTGAAGCGACCGTTTAGAACACCGGCAAATGTATTGCCTGTATCATCAACGTTCAAGTTTGTAGATAGAG